ACATTCGATGAACTTTTTGAAGGTGCTTTATGGAACAGCTGGTCAACCACCGTAGCTGTGGACGGATCGGATATTTCGGTCACAGCAGCCACAAGCACTTATGCTTCTGCTGCGATAGAAGATTTTGTTGCAGACGGCATTGTAGTCGGACAGTGGCTTAAGTTTGGCGGGTTCACCAATTCGGAAAATAACGGCATTAAAAAAGTGACATCCGTCACCACGCTTACCGTTGTTGTGGATGATGCCGGTCTTGTTGATGAAAGTGCTCCCGCCAGTGCAACATTGGACGGTGCGTACCTTCGAAACGGAACAGAAGAACACAGTTATTCTATTGAAAGAAAACACGCAGATATTACGGAGTTCTTCGGATTCCTCGGAATGGTTGTTAATACGCTTGAACTGACGATTGCTGCAAATGCCGCAGTTACAGGAACAATTGAATTTCAGGGAAAAAGCGCATCTTTAGCTCAATCAACCATAGGTACAGGCGGACCAACAGATGCTACCACAACGGAAGTGTTCAATGCCCTGTCAAACGTAGGCTCCATCGAGGAAGGCGGATCGGCGCTTTCACTGATGATTCAGGAAATCACCATTAGTATTGCCAATAACGTCAGGGGAATTCCTGCGGTCGGAACACTTGGGGCTGCGGATATCGGAGTGGGGAAATGCGATATTACAGGAACGCTTAACGTCATGTTTGCAGATGATACTTTGTATGATAAATATCTTGCAAATACAGCTACTTCACTTAGTTTTCAGCTTACAGACGCTGCGGGAAATGTATATATCTTCACCATCCCGAACATAAAATTTGAATCTGATCAGCCCAATGCGGAAGGGCAGGATTCAGACGTTGTGGAAAACATTACATGGCGGGCCATGCGGGACAGTACTACCGACTGTATGATCCAGATAGATCGAATCGCTGCTTAAGTGGATCTTGGGCAGGGATGCTGTCAACAAAAAACAGTTTGCCCCGTACTCTTTTTTGTTGCCCTGCCCTAAACTTTAACGGGGTACTATTTTAAAAACGGGGAGAAATAAAATGATCGATTTAAACGATTACAAGATTGACGAAGCAAAAGAAGAAGAAGGGGTGTGGGAAGACATCGGGGAAAATTCTCGTGTCAAGGTTGCTCGTATGAGTAGTAAAAAATATACGGAAGAACTTGACCGGATACTTAAACCTCATCGGCGATCTTTGAGGCGCGGTACTTTAAATGAAAGTATCATTGAAACTGCAATGATACGGGCTATGTCAAAGCATATTCTTCTGGATTGGGAAGGTCTGACCATTAAAGGCCAGCCCATAGAATACACCCCTGGCAACTGCCATAAAGTACTGACCGAATTTCCTGAGTTCAGGGATCAGGTTACGGAAATTGCCACATCCTTTGATCTGTTTAAGGCGGAAGAAGAAGCGGAAGCGGAAAAAAACTAATTGAAGTTCTGGACTGGTATCTTAAAGTTCAGAACGATCTTGAATGGTTTTTACAACTTGAAGCTGAAGGCAATCCAGTACCTATATTAGATAAAGAGCCTGAACTTTTTCCAGATCTCATTCCTTACTGGAATGCCTTCATGATATTATCACGAACTCGTCAAAGTGGTTTTGGCATTGGTTATATACCGTACAGTGAGATTATAGCGTATTTAAACGAGAATAATATATTCGAGAAACCGTATAGGGAAGAATATATAAAATGGATTCAGTTTCTGGATCAGGAATACCTTAAAATTCAGAATAAAGAAATTAAAAAGGGTTCAAAATAATGGCTAAATTTAATATTGAACTTGTTGAAAAAGGTTTCAGCGTTTTTAAGTCCCAGATGCAAAAATACAAGAACGAAGTAAGTGGGCTTAAAAATATGACTACACCTTTCAAAAAAGCTCTGAACGAAGTGAAAAAACTTATGATTGTTTTTTCCGGTATGCGCAGTAAATTCTCAGCTGCTATTCAAAAAACAATAGGAGGGATCCAACTTGAAATAACGTGGGTAAAAAGACTGTCCCTTCAATATGATTTGTTAATGGCAAAAAGACGAATGGTTGCTGGAAGTAGAATATTTGGCATGGTTGATAGAGATACGCCACGGTCACAAACGGTTGGAACCGGTCAGGGAAAAGTTTTAAGAGCTGGACATAGCTTTGCTTCAAGTAAAGATGAAATGATAAAAGGTCTTACTTTAATGAATGAGGAAAGTAAGGCTACTGTCAAAAGTTTAGAAAAACAAACCGCAGCAGCATATAGAACGGCAAACGCATCAAATGAATCCGCCAATGCTTTTAATAATCAGGGAAAAGCAATGAAAAAAGTCGGTCAACAAACCAGTCTGCTCAATACAAAATTCGGATCGTTCGCTATTATCATGTCCGGTCTGGCAGCTACCATCTTTGTTTTTCAAAATATTGTAAGAGCGATAAAGTCTGTTGCAAGTGTCGGCATAGATTTTGAACACGTTAGTCATCGAATGGCTTATTCTTTCAGGTTAACTGGAATTGAGTTAGTAAATTTTCAAAACATTGCACAAGAAACTGCAAGAAAAGGAGTTATGTCTACCACTGAAGCAATGAAGAAAATGAATGAAATGATGCGTGATGGGGCTACTGCCTCGGAAGCAATGAGTAGGTTTAAAGCTCAAATGTTATGGGAAGCTGGTGCAATGGGTGAAACGAAAAGAAATCTAAACATTACTATCAATCTTTTAAAAGAATTTGCTTATTTAAGTTTTGATGCAGTCGATGAATCTTTCAACGGTTGGTTAGAAAGAATGAACGAAAGGTTAAAAGCTATAGCTGATGGTTCAGGCCCTGGATTTGTTTCTCATTTAAAAGATGTTGGATTCTGGATGGCAAAAAATACAGGTATAATTGGAATATATGTAAAGCAAATAAAAAAAATGTGGCATGGATACATAGATGTATTGCAAGATATAACTTCGCAATGGCCTTCTACTTCTAAAGAATTTCTTGGCATCCGTGGTTTTAAAGATATACCTGGATTAGATTTGTTAAAAAATTTAGAAGATCGTCCCACAGGCGGTCTAAGTCCTGAAGAACAAAGACAAAAACGAGAAGGAGCTACTAAAGCCAGAATTAAGGCTATTGAAACAATGTACAGTTCTCTTAAATTTCATTCTGAAACTTACTATACATGGCAAAGGGAACAAATTGAACAGGAAGCTGAACAGTTTGCACGGGTATCAGGTAATAAAATTCTCGCAAAGGAATACGAAAATCAAAGAATGAAAGAATTAGAAGAACAGAAAAGACAATTCATGAGAGAAATGTGGGAACAATCCGGCACGGCAATCGGCGGTATAAAACTCGGTTTAGATGACGTGCTTATGGAGTGGACGGACGTAACTCAAATAACAAGGGATTTGGTTGTAAAAAATTTCAACCTCATGGGAGATGCGGTTGCTGATTTTGCTACAGGTGCCAAACAGGACTGGGGCCAGATGGCGGAAAGCATGATAAAAGATATTGCGAAAATTATTATCAAAATGCTTGTTATGCTTGCCATCCAAAAGGCACTGGAATCTGCTGGATACAGTTTTGGCGGAAAAGGTATGGTTGTCGGTGGAACAGGCGGTATTACGGAAACTGATCTGTCTGACAGGCTCGGCAGGGCATACGGCCCGAAAGGAGCATATCCGTTTGGACTCGGCGGAATGATAAACAGCAAAAAATATTTTCGGTTTGCGGGCGGCATAGGTGTTGCAGGAGAAGCCGGTACAGAAGCCATCTTACCATTAAAAAGGGACAGTCAGGGAAGACTCGGCGTAACCTCCATGTCAATGACACCGCAAACAATCGTACCTCCTGTTGTTGTCAATATCTACAATAACACGGATAAAGAAACTGAAGCAAAAACAGAATCCGAATTTAACGGTCAAGAGTATGTCGTAAATGTATGGCTTGATGCGTATGCCCGTGATGCACATGGACTTAGAAGTACTCTTGGACACAGGTAATTATTATGGCTGATTTTCCAAGTATTGCCAATCCGTCTGAATTTGTGCAGACATACAGGAAAGGACAGATAAAAGGCAGGTTTGAAGACGGCACTGTTTTTTCAAGGGCAAAAGAAACAAGGGCAAGGTTTAAATTTACTCTCAGCTGGAAATCATTGAGCGGAACTGACTATATTGCCTTAATAACATTTTTTAATTCCAATATAGGCACTACGTTCACCTATACTCATCCATTGACATCTACGGAATATACTGTCCGTTTTGCACAGGACGAACTCCCAAAAGCAAGAAATGTCGGATTTATGGGTGTGTATGATACCGGGTGGGAAATTATGGGTCTTGAATTAGAAGAAGATTAAAATGCCATTAGATATCAGTTCCACAGCTATCGCTGAAAAAAATAAACTTGCGTCTACCGGCGTATGGATAATGCTTATTGAAGTAACCACGCCTATAAGTTTTACTGTATTGCGGTTTTCAAGTGACACGGATGATACAACATGGGATGGGGAATTATGGCAGCGGTTTCCGTTTGAAATAGATCAGGTTGGAGAAAGCTCAAAAGGTGAAGTTCCTAAAGTCATATGCAGGGTATCCAATGCAACCCGTGCAGTGCAATCTCAGATAGAAACAGAACAGGGCGGCGTGGGGTCTACCGTAAGGATATTGGTAGTTCATTCAGATAACCTCAGTGAAACTACTCCTGAAATTGAACTTACTTTCGAATGCACCGGAGCTGAATGCGATGAAGAATGGGTTCATTTTACACTTGGAGTTCCGAATCCGTTTAAAAAAAGATATCCAAGAAACAGGGTAATCAATACTTTCTGCAATCACAAATTTTTTAAAGGAACAAGATGCCAGTACACAGGCGGCGAAACAACGTGTGACCGTACGCTTACAAGATGCAGGGAACTTAATAATTCTATTAATTTCGGCGGGTTTCCGGGAGTTGGAAGAAAGGGTATTTATCTGTGAATAAAGATAGAATTTTCAAACAGATATGCAAACCATACCAGCAGGGTGGTCTTATCGGCATTCCTTTTATTGACGGCGGCAGGGGAAGAACAGGTTGTGATTGCTGGGGATTGGTACTTCTGGGTTTTGAAATGTTCGGTATTGAAATTCCAGATTATAATGTAGCGTGTTCAGCAGTTAAGCAGTCAGATTTTGCTCCCGCAAAAATAGGAGAAGAAGTTGAAAGTTATCGATTTCAATGGAAAGAAATAAAAAAACCGTATCCTCCTGTATTGGTCCCGATGGCAACAGCACAGGAAGCCCCACACGCACTTAACCATCTTGGGGTTTACATAGGCAAGGGAATGTTTCTTCATACATTAAAAAAAAGAAATTCTTCAGTAGACAAATTGACACATCCATTTTTTAAAAATGCCATAGAAGGGTACTATGAATTCATTCGATCATAATACATATCCACTTCATCCAGATCCGGAAAAAGTTGAAAGACTTGTACGGACAGCAGAACATTACGTTTACAATCCTCCGAAGATAAAAAGAACGGTTAATCCAATTCCGGATAATCAGGTATGGGTCACTACTGTTAGAAATCCGTTTGATATTGAAAATCCGGATAACAGGATTCTTCAAAAACTTCCGTTAAAAGTATTTAGCAAAGGTGTATGGGAATATGTAAAGGAAATTTATCCAACCTTGCCGCAACATTGGGACATAGAAGTCAGCATCAACGGTATGGTAATTCCAAAAGAAGAACTGGAAACAATTTTCATACCCGGCGGTTCAAGTCTTGTTTTCTGCCTTGTTCCGCATGGCAGTGGAAGTGGAAGTAAAATCTGGAAGTGGATTGCCATGATTGTTATTATCGTTCTTTCTGTTCTTACATACCAATACTATGGCGTAGTTGTTGGATGGACAGCTCTTGGCCTCAGCGTATCTGAAATGTCATTGATTGCAGCATCACTTGTTTATGCAGTAGGAACTGCCCTTGTAAATGTCATGTTTGCATCAGCCGGTCCTGATGCTTCAGTAGGCGGAACACAGGAAATGGAACAGGACTCCCCTACATATGCATGGGATGTTAGAGGGAATAATTATATTGAAGGAAAACCTATTCCTGTCCTTTATGGAACACGAAGAATTCAGCCGTACATCATAGCAAGGCATATCGTAACTGCGGGAAATCCCGGACTTCAGTATCTCAATCTTCTAATGGCAGTTGCCGATCATGAAGTCGATACAATGACAGATGTTGAAATTAATGAAAATCCGATAGAAAATTTTGATGACGTAGAAATTCTAAAAAGATACGGAACAACAACTCAAGATGTTGTTGAATATTTTAACGATACTTATACGTTAAAAACAGTTGGAATGAACTTAGATAGAGAAGACCCGATAGATTGGACAGTAACTCAAACAAATGGAAATGTTGTTGAAGGAATTATTGTAGGAATATCTTTCCCGCGCGGATTATTCAGAATGAATGATGCTGGAAATCCAAGAGATTATACAGTCAGTTTAAAATTTCAGTATAAAGAATCAACAAGCGAAACTTGGCTTGATTGGACAGGCAGTGAATTTACAGATGGAGTTGTTGACATCACAGGGGACCAAACAGAAGTCAGAAGATGCATATTTAGAATAGATTCACTTTCTCCTGCAACATATGATATCCGAATAAAATTCGATAGTTTGGAACCGTATGAACTTAAAACACGGTATTCAAATCACTGTACATTTGATTACATAGAAGAAATTATTTACGATGATTTCAGGTATCCCGGAATTTCACTTCTGGCAATGAACGCACTGGCAACAAATCAAATTTCAGGCGGTATGCCAACAATTTCTGTACTTGTTTCAAGAAACACTGTTCCTGTATATGATTCCAATAATAAACAAATGGTCAGTGATGGCAATTGCAGACTCGATCAGCCTGCAATGAATACTGTAGACCCTACGGTTCTCAACAGCACAATCAGTTGGCTCACCGGAGATGATGTCGTTCACGGCGGATGTTTAAAAGTACTCGGAAACACAACAGCAACAGAAGCAGGGCTTTACTTTGCGGATGGAAGCAATTGTGGACTCACCGCAACAAAAGACTATGATGTTTCAGTAGATGTATACATTCCATCCGGTCAGGGAATTACGGGTGTATATCTTAAATGGAAAAATAATTCTGGTTCAGATTTTACACTGGACAGTGATACTGTTCCTACCGAAGATGAATGGATAACACTTAGCGGATCATTTACAGATGACGATGCTCAACGAGTATTATGGATTGAATTCACTGCAACAGATACAGATACGCTTTATATTCACATTGATAATTTTTCATGCAGGGAAGACGGTACAGTTGAAGGATGGGACAATAAAGATGCTACGAATCCCACATGGGTTTGCTATGATATGCTTATCAACGATAATTATGGAGCTGGTGTTGATTATACAAAAATACTTTTTAACGATTTTCAGATATGGGCAGATTGGTGTGATGATGAAGGATTTGCCTGTAATCTATATATTGATTCCGCCATGTCGCTTCCAAAAGCACTTTCAATGGCTGAAACACTTGGGAGAGGAAGGGTCGTTCAAAAAGGATCAAAGTTTTCTGTTATCGTAGATAAAATAGATGAGCCGGTTCAAATGTTCACAATGGGCAATATCAAGGAAAAAACATTCAAGGAATCTTTTTTAAATTTGCAGGACAGAGCTAACTGTATTGAAATAACATACTGGGATGAAAATAAATCATATTCACGCCAAACACTTGAAGTGAGAACTGCTGATTTTAATGCTGAAACAGATATTTCAGTAAACAAAAATTCTCAAATGCTTTATGGATGCACAAACAGACAGCTTGCTTTAAGACACGCCCAGTTTTTATTAAATTGTAATAATTACATTCAGCGTACCATAGCTTTCGAAGTGGATATTGATGCACTTGCTTGTCAGATAGGCGATCTCATATATTTTTCTCATGATGTTCCGCAATGGGGAACATCTGGACGGGTTCAACAAGACGGCATTGCCGAAGATGATACAGAATTGGTCACAAATGGCGATTGTGAATCCGCACTTCCTACAATCGGTGCTGTAAGCGTTACTGGAACGTATTCTACACCCAGCCAAAGCACCACTCAAAAACACGCCGGTACATATTCCATGCAGGTTCTTGGAAATACATCCGGAACAGTCATGTATATTCATTACGCAAATCCAAGCCTCACTGAAGGGAAAATGTATAAACATTCTGTATGGGTATATATTCCCTCAGGACAAGGAATTACAAAAGTTGAATTCAGAAGCAGAGATGCAGATAATAATATTTCACTGGAAGCTGAAACAAATACAGAAAATACATGGGTTCAGCTGTGGGGATATTTTATATATGAAGCAGGTTCAAGTCAGAGAACTTTCGAAGTAAAAGTGTCAGCATCAGAAGTAAACGGAAAGTCAATTTATCTTGACGATTTTTCATTAATTATTCCTGCTCATATTGCACTTGATTCTCCTGTGTTGCTTGAAGAATCTGTTGAAAGAAGAATGATTATAAGACATCAGGATACGGATGTCCTTGAAGAAGTAACTCTTGCAACCGTTCAAAAAGATTATACTTTCGGTACAGTAGATGAAGACTGTATTGTTCCCATAAACGGTGATTGGACAGCAGTTCCAGAAGCTCCGGCTTTATATACGTACGGTCCTGTAAATAATGTAACAAAAGAATTTCGTATCATAAGTATTACGAGAGCAAAAGATTTTACAAGAAAGGTAGCGGCAATTGAATATTTTGATGCAATATATGATGATTCAATTTCCATATCATCCGGGCCTCCTGAGAACAACTATTCAGTTGTTTATAATCTTGCAGCATCAGAACGGTGGATGGTGCAAGACGGAGTGGGTTACGGAACAATTCATCTTACATGGACAGGCAGTGCTATATACTATAATATATGGAGGCGGGAAGCAGGAACAACTGAATGGACGTACGTTAATAGAGTTGCTGCATCTGATTATATTATTTCTACGGGACTTGATCTGGGACACACTTACCAATTTACCGTTTCTCCAACAAACGATCCGGGACTTACACCTTATGTAGAAGTCGAATTTGACGGTGTTCCGGATATTACAGACGCTCCTGAAGACCTTGCAGTTTCATACAGCGCAGAAGATGTGGCGATTAGAATAACATGGACGCTTGTTCAAGATGCTCAGGTTATCGGTTATGATATAAATATCGGAGATACATCCGTTGCTCAGGCTCATGCAGGAAACATATTTTTATATCCAATACTTCTTCCTGTTGGTTTTCACACCATTAAAGTGCGTTCAAGGGATATATGGAATCAGGTTTCAGCATGGGCAACAAAGAATTTTACAGTCACGCAAGCCTTTGCGCCCACCAATATCACCCCGCTTGTTATTGATAATAATGTCATGCTGTCATGGGATGCTTCAATTCCCGGAACGTATGAAATACGGGAATATGAAATAAGAGGATGCCTGACTTCAGCTTCAGTTGACTGGGATAGCGATCCTGTCATTGGAATAAAATCAGGAACGTTTACACATCACATGGTAAATACCGGTGGGAATTATACATACCGAATAAAAGCCATAGACATAGGTGGGAATTACGGACTGGAAGCATCTGTCACAACTGAAGTTGATTCACCTCCGGATTTTGTACTGATCAATAACTGGAATCTTGACTTTGACCAAGGCACGGCAGGCGATGAAAAAGTAACAAACGGCAATATACTGATAAATACAGCGCTTCATCCGACAGGATGCTGTACTGATCCCAATAATGACAAAGCTAAAACATCAGACAGATGGCAAATGGTCGGAAGCGGGTATTATGGATGGACAACCGGCGGGCAAACCGGATATGCATTAGAGATAAAGGAAATGTATGAATATGCAAATCCGACAGTAAGAAATCATCCTACGTACATGCCGATAACTCTTACGTCCGGCAAGCAGTACGTATTTTCGTTTTATGTAAAACAGGGCACTGAAGCCACATATCAGGCCTATATTTATTACAACGATGCAAAACAACACGGCGCAACTACAAATACAGAAGCAACCGGCTCATGGGTCAAGCATACATATGTATTCACGGCAACTTACACAGGCACGGCATATATTTATTTACAGCAAATATGTGCTGAGAGTGCCGGAACTTATATATTATTTGATGATGTTATATTGTATGAAATAACCGAGCCAACAATGAACAGCATTGCTCTGACTAAATCCAACTGCGTACTATCAGTGTCTTACGATCAAGCATATTCTGATTTTGTTTCCTTAAAAATGCTCGGAAACGCCACATCAACTTCGATGGAGATTTATTTCCCGGACGGATCTGATTGTGGACTCAGTGCAGGTCATGTATACGGTGTCAGTGTCAGAGTTTATATCCCATCCGGGCAGGGAATCACCAACGTACAGCTTTATTATCGAGATTCAGACGCCAACGACACAGAGCTTGATTCCACAACTACTACGGATTCATGGGTGGAACTGTCCGGCAATCTGCCTGACGATGACGCAGATCGAATATTTTATATCAAAGTATCTGCCACTGATACGGATACGCTTTATATTTATCTTGATAATTTTACCTGTATCGAAGATATCATGACAAATTGCTACGTCAGAGATGATGGTTCAATGGTTGCTCCTATAAACACCACAGAAACATGGTCGGAACACTTCACTAATAATAGCAAGACAACCTTGCAGGGATTCGTGGATGCCGGGTACACATATATGCCTGAACCTGTGCCGTCATCTGCTGCATACCAGGAAACTCTGAACGAAGGAGTAGAAATTTCACTGGCAAACGTCCAAACAACTCTTACAAAGGAAGATTATAACGGCGGTGCGGCAATCACAAAATACATAGCTGAAAAACAATATGGAGATGATGCATGGAATGAACAGCAAAGCGTTTCTGAATATTTCAGTGAATTTCAATTCTTAAGAACACGGCTTTCAATTGCTTCATCAGATAATAAGAAATTCTGTTTCTTTATAAACCAGACAGTTACGCTTAACCAGAGAAAAAAAGTTGAATCTGGTATGGGAACAGTCACATATCCGGCTACTTATGCTACAATCACTTTTACAGGCACATACTATGACATTATATCTATCAACGTAACGCCTTTGGGTGACGGTTCACAAGAAATAATTCCCATTGTCGATTTTACAGATGCTCCGAATCCAACAAGTTTTGATGTATATCTTGTTGATGGAAGTGGTTCGGCTTTGCCTACCAGCGGAAGCATTGATTTTTCATGGATGATAGAAGCTTATTAAATAAAAAGGGGACATAAATTATGGCTGCCGATTTTGACAAACCAACAGTAACATCAAATTACGCAAATTTTGCTACAGAAATAAGAGATATGTTCGAAGCTCTCTCTGTCATGCAAAATGGAATAACCCCATCAAACATCCCGGATAAGGCAATCCGTTGGAATGCCACGGACAAGCGGTTTGAAATCTACACATTGTCCACTACGTCATGGGCGACTGTTCCGCAATTTGTAGTTGCAAACGCTGCTGCACTGGGCACAGGTAAATGTGACGGTGAACTGCGTATCTGTGCGGATGATGGAAATATTTATACATACGATAACGGCAATTCTAAATGGCGAGTTATGCCCGGAAATAAATACACTACTGCCAACCTTCCAGATTCAACGTATCAAAGAGAAACCGGATGCGTGGTATACGATCTTACAGCTGGATGTGAAAAAGTATGGGGCGGAAGTAGCTGGGATATTCTTGTATCTGCTACAGACGCACGGGCATTTAATGAACAAAGTGCCCCGTCTACTGCGGTCGATCAGGTAAAAATATACGCAAAGGCTGACAGCGGTGCGTGTCTTTACTGCCGTCTGGAAAATGACGGAACGGAAGTAAAAATAATAGACCATTCGCTTGCGGCTCTCGCCGTGCCATTTGCTTCCGGTGCGGATGTAATCGCCGGAATATCCACTACCAAGGCTATTACGCCTCTTGCATTGCAATCACTTACCGGAACAACTGACAGGGACGGTCTTTTAAGACTCGCAATAACAACTGAAATAAACGCTGCGACAGATACTACACGGGCAATGGGAATCGATGAATTCGCAGCTTCCAGATATGGCACAAAATCTTTTAACATCATGCCGTTTGCCACCATTCAGGAAGTATCTACAGGAGATGGACAGCTTGGATTCTGCATACCGGCTGATATGAATGGCATGAACATCATAGATTGTGTTGCCAGTTATACAGGTACAAAAGGCACAGGATCATCATCAAAACTTGAACTTCAAATTCGCCGAGTAAGGGACGGCACTCCCGTTGACGTTTTATCAGTAAAACTTTCTATTGATAACAATGAATGGAACAGCACAACAGCCGGGACTTCTCATACTATCAGCCCGACATATGATGATCTCCAGGAAGCTGATCTCATTTTTATTGACGTAGATTCAGTAGGTGAAACAACACCGGGCGAGGGACTTAGCGTAACGATTTCTGCGAGGATGCCGTAATGCCTGAAATCATATCAAAAGAACCGTTCAATCCGAAAATACGGGCACAGCAGCTCGTTAATTTTGATGACGGATCAAAAAGAGTGCGATGCTTTAATCCGTTAAACGCACCGTATTATTTTGATAAAGGACAGCTTAAAGAAGTTGATATAAAATATACCGAGCTTCAAAGCCTTGCGATAGATACCTGCCAAATCAGAAATAAAGCCATAGCGTCTGTAGGTATCCGTGAAAGCGCAGATCCGAATAAATTCATCGGCATCAGACCGGATTATAATCAGTATAATGGTGAAGAACAGCTCGAATTTACGTTAAAGAAAATCATTATTGATGGAAATGAAAAATCAATAAACCTTAGCAAGCTCGATAAAGTTGATGACAACTGTACGGATATTGGTGATCTTATTATTCACAGTTGTTGTTCCCGCACACGTCAGCTTATTAAAATTTCAAACGCAGAAAAAGAAGTTCAAATACATTATGAAATAGATTTAACAGGACTGAAATTTAAAAATGAGTTTAAAAATATAGAACACAACACTTTTTTTTCAGATCAACGAATCAGGTTCGCAAATTTTAATAGTGTTGATCCGGCTGGATGGAAAAGATTTGACAACTGGAAGTATTCTGAAAAAACAAATCAAACATTCGATACAGCTATTTGCAAAGTAAAATTTGATTTAATCGATTTGCAGGATAAAAAATTCGCTGAAAAATACAATATCGAAAATGACATACACGAACATTTGATCCCAAAACAGTTTGTCCAATGCTATTCCAATATACGAAAGCACTTTTACGGAACTTCTTATCTTAAAGACGCCATTGTTTTTCAAATCAAAAATATTCCTGAAGTTCATGAAATAAGCAGGGGAAGTGTAAAATGGTTCAGAGAAAAACTAATTAGTGAAGTTATTGAACCAGCAGTCAATGAAGTTACAAAAGGACATGGAACACTCACTTATGCAACACCTTCTATCTTTGGTCTTGCAAACGATTATCTAAATGAACAATATCATGATGGTACGGACGGTTTTGCTGTGCTGCTTTTGGATGGAAAAATTATCGGCAGTTTTTTATGGGATATGGACCATGTACTAAGTTTCGTAATACTTACTTCTGACATTTCAAAATATAATTATTTATGGAAAACAAACCGTAAAATGGGAGATAGCACCGTAACTGTTGACAGGAGTACTGTTGGGTATATTAACATTGATTACGATAAATTCGTTAACAGACTCCAAAATTTCATGAATGCATACGCATACACAGATATTAAAATTTCAGGAAACTACGCTATACCTGAAAAAGATAACAGTTTTAAAATTCTAAATGAAGAAAACAGATGTATTTTTAAAATAAGTATGCCAAAACTCTTTGACGAAAATTTAAATTACATGGATCACCTGGAATGGCTACCTGACGGAGAAGATCCTGAAATACTTCACGATGAAAAAGGCACCCTTCAAATAAACCATTCGCTTAAAAAAATATCAAACACAAAATACGAATATATAAAACACGTTAGAGAAACTAATCCATTATCGACAATACTAAAAAGCGCAGTTTATCTTGATGTTGAAACCATATACGGTGATACAGCTGATGAATATATTTTAAATAAACGACCTGCAGGTACGTGGTCATGGAGCGAAGTTTTAGAAGCTTCAAGCGGAAATATTTTTAATAACACATCAACATATGGGAATTTAGGAACTTCATATGGAGGAGAATCAAATAAAGGTATAACGTATTACAGAATGTGTTCCCGTACCATTCTCGTCTTTGATACAACAGAGATCCTTGCAGCAAAAGATATCGAACTCTATGTGCTGGGAATGGCAAGTGCAGCAGACCCCGTATATTGTTGTGAAGTACCTGAAGAACTTGATGCCAGTGTAAATGACTACAGTAATTTTTTAGGTGATTGGAGCGATAAATACTATATAGATTCAATTACAAGCTGGACAGATTATTTGATGGGTGATCCTTCCGGATACTGGAATATATTTGATATAGGTGATAAAGGTTTCAAATCTCTTGGAATGACCTGTTATATGTTAAAAGGTAATTATGATTTAAACGGAAACACACCTGATGGTTATAAATCTGGAACAATAATAACAGCAGAAACAGCTTATCCTCCTTATTTAGAATTAACACTTGTTCAAGCACAACGAATATATATAGTAACATAAGGAGAAAATGTCATGGTTACACTCGAAGTTATAATAGGAGTTATAACGGTAGGTGGTGTTCTAACATTAATATTATTCATATTTAAAAATCAGGGAAAACGAATTGATAAAGCGGAGGTTCACATGGAAGAAATGGTTACTGAAAAAAACTGCCAAGAAAGACATAAATACATTGATGAAAATTTGAAACAAGGTAAAGATACAATGAATAAACTGGTCGAACTTACAACCAAAATGGACAAAACACTCGGAATCATGGCAGAAAAAATAGACCGGATAGATAAAAAAAGTAACGGTTTAAATAGATAAAAAAAGTAACGGTTTAACAAAATGATAAAATTACAGGTACTGCGCTTAAGCAGCCAGTATAAAACGACAATCGGAGCTTTGTTTGACATAACAAATGAGCGCAAATTCCTCTGCTGGACGCTTGAAGACCCGTTTAGGAAAAGAAAAATCAAGGGAGAAACACGTATTCCGGAAGGAACGTACACGATTATCTTAAGAACAGTTGGGAGGCATGACGCAAGGTACAGAAAACGGTTTCCGGAATTTCACAAAGGAATGCTGTGGCTTCAAAATGTCCCGAATTTCAAATGGATTCTCATACATTGTGGATACACACATAAAGACACCGAAGGATGTTTGATCGTAGGAGATGATGTCATTGGAAATATAGCAGATGAAGGAAAACTTCCGCATTCAAGTCAAGCATACAGGCGAATCTACCCGCCTATAGCAGATGCCATTGTAAGCGGTGAAAAGGTTACTATTACATATGTCGATTACGACAAACCAATAACAGAATAAGGAGATATTATGGAAACCATAGGAGTCATATTCGATGGAATACAATGGGGATTAATTATTCTTATCATAGCAGATAAAATCGTAGCTGAAACACCAAACAAATACGATGACATTATTATGACCATTCTTAAAAAGTTTATTCCGGCTCTCCGAAAAAATTAAAATTTTTTCTACGGGCGTAAAAACTTTTTAAGAATTACAACTTCGAGAAATCCCGGACAGGATTGTTTTCACCGATGAACGGTTCCATCTAATCCTGTCCTTTCTCTATACGGTTAAATAAAATAATATCATATAAAAAATTCTTAGCTCAGAGCTAAGCATTTTTTATATTACGAGCCGGAGAAATGCGGTAGATTATATTTCTTAACAAGAAATACTTAATCTACCGCGATTCCACAAGGGCAGATCTTTACGTTTTTTTCCGGGATTGGGTGGTCGGGAATTAAAGCCTAAATTTAAATTCGGGCTGGACACTGAATTTAAATTTATGCCATTCTTCCCTTATTCTACATTGACAAAATCCTGTTCTCATGGTACACTACTTCAAAAAGGAAGGGGGGTCATACAGCATGGATTACCCGAAGTCTAAAACAGTTCCGTGGGAACATCAGGTTAAAGCATGGTGGAAAGCAAAGTCTTATCTTAATTTCTATTTCGCAATAGCGATGGGAGGAGGTAAATCAAAATTAGCCATAGATTACGCTACAGCATTTGACGCAAAGAAAATCTTAATTCTTTGTCCAAAAAACGTTCTTATCTCATCCGTGTGGAACAATCAATTCACGGAACATTCTTTCAATCATGTCAAAGTCATTTCACCAACAAAAGGGTCTGTCAAAAAGAAAACAGAATTTATTGAATCACAATTAAACGCTGCCGATTTAAACGGTCACAGGATTGCTGTCATCATTAATTATGATTCTTTCTGGCGGCCACCACTGGGTCCGGATTACAATGCAAGAAACAAAATTATTAATCCGGGATTACTTGCCAAACACCAATGGGACTTATTTATCTGTGATGAAATTCATAGAATAAAAGATCCCGGAGGCAAAGCATCATGGGGAGCTTTACGAATAGGCAAATCAGCAAAAAGAAAACTTGGTCTTTCCGGCACACCTTTTCCAAACAGTCCAAATGATATCTATGCTCAATTCAGGTTTCTGGATAAATCCATCTATGGATCGTCATTTCAGGTTTTTAGAAACGAATACAACATTATGGGCGGATACCAAAATAAACAAGTTGTGGGATACAAGAACCTTGATGACCTGAACAAAAAATTCTACAGCATTGCGTACCGAATAAAAAAAGAGGAAGCACTTCCTAATCTCATTCCGCCGGATCACCAGACACGCATCTGCCAGCTTAATCCTGACACACGGAAACTCTACGATGAATTTGATAAAGAGCTTGTTGCTGAAATTAAAGAATTAAAAAAACAGGGAGCAACCAACAAGGCCATTTTATCCGCACCAAATACATTGGTAAAACTTCTTCGGCTTGCTCAATTAGCAGGGGGATTTATTAAAGACAATGAAGGGAATAAGCATATCATTGATGACAATAAACTTAACATTGTCAAAGAAATTATCGAAGATATCGGAGATGAACCGGTGGTTATTTTTTGCCGATTCACCAATGAAATTGAACGACTTATTAAAATGCTCGAAGGAATGGGTAAGAAAGTTTCGGAACTTTCCGGAAGAAGGCATGACATTACGGAATGGCAAAACGGCAAAACGGATATTTTAACAGCGCAAATTCAGGCCGGAAGTGAAGGAATAGACCTCACACGTTCCTGTTATTGCATCTTTTTTTCAATAGGGTATTCACTGGGAGTATACGATCAGGCGTGTGCAAGAGAAGACCGCCCCGGACAAAAATATAAGGTAACTTTTTTCCACATAATTGCCGAAAAGACAGTGGATGAAAAAATCAAAAAGGCAATTGATAAAAAAATAGATATCGTAGAATGTATCTTAGAGGAGGACACATGAAAAAAATAAATGTACACGGGCACATTTTAAATTATGGATGTTGTCCAAACAAATGGTTATTAAAACAGGCGCACATTCCGGAATGGGTACTAAAAAGATACACTACCCGATATGTTATATGGTTCATCACAAGCCTTCTGCCGGGAAACAAGTTCGACAGGACTCCGAAAATGATGAAGATGTTCAAAAATACTCTCTTTCAAAACGCTGACCTCTACTACTACAATGAAATGATTCCTAATGAGATAGAACTTTTTACACCGCTACTTATGGACATGGACTATGCAACAGATGAAGAATACGAAGCGGAACTTGGTTACGAATATATCGTTACAATCATGTCAGAAATTGCCGAACAGTATTTTGGAGTCATCATGCCGTTTTATGGGTTTGATCCAAGACGGCACAATGCAGCAATCAAGGCAATCCACGCTCTTGACCGGATGGGATTTCTTGGAATAAAAATGTACCCAAAATTGGGATTTCATCCGTGGCATGAATCAAATATCAATTCACGTTTGAATAACGAAGAACTTGGAATAATGTATGAACACTGTCAGGAAGAAAAAATCCCCATTACTGTTCACTGCAGTCCGGGCGGAGCATACAGTGAATCTCTGGTAGGATATGATGAAAAGGCAAATCTTCTTGTTTGCCCGAAAGCATGGAAAAATGTCTTAAAAGATTTTCCCAAACTAAAATTAAATTTTGCTCATTTCGGCGGGAATCTATCGTCCTTTAATTCATGGACAGAAGAAATTATCTATCTTATGAACTGTTATGAGTATGTATTCGCCGATACATCCTATCACGATGATGCTCACAATAAAAAAACAAGATTTAAGTATTTTCAAAATCTGGATAAAGCCATAGCAAAAGCTCCACCGTGCCGAATTATGGGAGGAACTGATTATCCAATGACAGCACACACATTCACGGAAAAAGAATATTACAGTGTGTTTGAAGATGCTCTGGAAACTTATCATGGCAAAAAATTCGGAATAATGAATGTTCTTGCTCCAATTAAATTTTTATTTGACGAAGAATTTCCACCAAGGATACTAACAGCATTTAATAAATCACAAAAAGATATTCCGCAATGGCTCAACAGTGTGATTGAAAAATATAAATAAAATTTATTTTTAATTGTTTCATTAATAAGTTATTCTTTTTTAAAATCAAACAGGAGTGACATATGTGCAAAAGAAATGAACTGCTTCCATCAGAAGCACTATTGGGATTCATAGCATGGCTGTCCAGTCGAAAAGAAAAAACAATATTATCCAGAAAACATACTCCACCGGTTAAATTGTACTCACTTTTTTGCCGCGAAAATAATTTAAAGCCAACAAGAACCGAAGACAAATGGCATCCATATTTTAAAATGCCAAAAGAAGAAAATACATGAGCAGACTGTTAACTTTTTTCAGGAGAAAAAAATAAATTATTTACCTGTAAAAGAATTATTGTTTAATGGTTGTCGGGGGTTCGATTCCCCTTCGGTGGTCGCTCCATCGTAGCCCTTTGTGATACATGTTATGCATGGGTAAGATAGGTTCGGCAACCATTAAACAATAATGCTTTAAAAGGAGAAATAAAATAAATTATTTGCCTGTAAAAGAATTATAAAGACATGACCGGCATTCCTTATATCTATGAACAGCAAAGTAAATAAAAAAATAAGAAAACAGACGAAAAAAATGTTTGAAAAATACGTCCATGACGTAAGCAAACTAAAATTCACGTCACGGGTAAAACTGGCATGGAAAATTTTATGGAGAAAGGAATTGTAAAATAAGATGTCAAGGATACACAAAAAAAATCTCTGTAATACCAATAGACTAAAATGCTTAAATATTTAATATCAATCGTGCTACTGATGGTATTCGGCGGACAGGCATATATGTCCGTGTCCGGCCTAATCGCTTTTATCTCGAACAATCCCTATGTGGCAGGCATTGTGGGAACGGGACTTGAGTGTTCAAAGATTCTCATGGTCATTCACGCCCATCGTCAGTGGGAAGTAATGAAGCTGCAATGGAAGATCATGTACAGTTTCGTCATTATTGCCCTGATATGCATGACAATGATAGAGGTTACGGGATTCATCACGCTTTCCCACAACGTATCCACGGAACTGTACCAGAAATCAGAAGGCAGGTCGGTACAGCTGGCAAAAGAGTCAAAAGTACTGGAAGAAGAAATCAACCGGTTCGATAAAATGATAGATGCATGGCCTGAAAACTGGTACACAAAAAGGATTCGAGCAAAAAAAGAATTCAGTTATGACGAAAAACGGAAACGCCTCCTGGAAATAGCGCAGGCACAAACGCAAATTGTGGAAACCAGTAAAATAGAATTCTCCGGACCCATCTTTGCAACTGCCAGAACACTTGACATATCTCCACAGTGGATTGCGAGAGCATTTATATTTTTTATTGTGCCAATCTTGGAACTGGTTGCTATACTGCTTGCCATAGCAGTCAGCGTATTGTGGTGGAAACCCATACAAACCAACGGCACCAAAGAACAGGATTTCTTTTCACCCGCAGATTTCAAAAAGTTAAAAGCACCGCTTCCGGATGAAGATAATTCTGGAAAAAGCAATCTGTCAGAAGACGAACAAAGACAGGAAGAATTCAGGCGGTTTATTCACCGGCAGTCATTTGATCCGATTAGCGGAAAACCGAAATTAACTCCACGCAAGATCGCACTGATTGTCGGGTGTAAAAAAATCAAGACTGTCAAGCGATGGTTGAATAATGAACGGGTTATCCCAGAAAAATCCATGCGGGCATTGCGGTACTGGGAACGGCAGGAAAATTATAAAAAGAAAGGAGGTGAATAACATGGACAATATACAGAAAATCATGCAAGAAATGGGTTACGAATACTGCAAGGATCATGATACGTATTTTCCGGACAAGCATCCGTATTGTCCGGCGTGTCAGGTGGCTACGGTCGAAGCATATCTGGATAAACTTGTCGGAGTACGGGATCATTACAGAAAAATCAGAGATGACTGGGCACCACCGAATTTTAAAATCACTCAAAAAATGGCAGATAAAACTATACCCACTACTGGAGAACATCATACAGGCGGAGCAACCCACGCTTCTGAGAAAATATTCATTGACGAACTTGCGGAAGATGTGGTGGATGAAGCTGTTAATTCCGTCCTCGATGATGAACTGGACACTTTACCAAAGCCGGAAGACCATAAAAGGGACATCTTTAAAAAATAAGGAGATACAATGGTAAATGAATTCATTTACATTAAAGGACACTACCGGATTAAACCTAAAAAAAAGCGGGGTAAAATAAAATTTACTAAACCGAGAATATCAAAAATTCCGTATTTCGAAAAGTTCTTTGCACGAAATTCCAAAGAAACACTCAATACTATACTTGTAATCTGGATTATCAGTTTTTGTTTTTTGTTTTTTGGCGGAAATACAGTCTATGCAAAGCGCATTCACACGGAAAAGTGGTATCAACAGAAATGGTGCAAACAAATAGATGGAAAAACAGAAGTAAGAACTAAATATAACACACGCATTGACTGACTCACCGAAGTCTATGCGATTGAAGTAGACTTCGCAGATAAATGGGCAGAGGGTCTGGGTCAGGCCCTGCATTACGCAGCAATCACCGGTAAAATCCCCGGTATCGTGCTTATCATGGAAAACCCGGCAAAGGAATGGAAATATGTAAGAATACTCGAATCCACAATAAACTACTACAAGGCAACAAACTGTGTTTTCAAGTATATAAAAATCTGGGTAATCACCAAGAAAGACATAGAGGGAATTGCATAACCGGTTGTGTAAGTAGTTAAAAATATTAATTTTCTTCTTGTTTTACCATTGGTATTATGTTACATAGATTTATCTAAAACAAAGCGGGGTAATATGGATTCAGAACGGTTAAGGGAGTTCACAAGTCTTGAGAAAGAAAAAAAGAATCTTGAATATGAACTCGAAAAAGTAAAAAAGAAAATAGCTAACATCAGTCAGCCCATCATGGATGAGTTTGCCGACAAGGGAATCAAAAACATCAATATTGACGGCAGAACTGTGTATATTGAACGGAAAGTATGGGCGAAAATTGCAGATGACAAAACAAAAGAGGAAGCTATTCAGGCAATTAAGGACGCAGGATACGAAATTCTCGTAAGTGAGGGATACAATTCTCAGCAATTGTCTTCACTGCTCAGAGAGCTTGAACGGTCTGGCAAGTTTCCGGAAGAATTTAAGGGGGTGATAGAGGCATCTGAAGTCTTTAAACTAAAATCTCGTAAGGCTTCGTAACGGGTCCAGCCAGCCCAGACGAGTACTATGTAACCATGAAACCATAAATCTATGTAACTAAGACCAAGAGGAGAAAACAAAAATGGCAAAAGAAAAAACCAACAATCAAGTTGTTCCCTACAACGCAGAAAACTTTCAAATCATGAAATCAGAAACAAACGTTGTAGAACTCATCAACAACAATTTAGGCGGGGAATCCCTCACCGCGTGGGATCTGGACATTATTAAAGTTCCATTGGGGGGCGGAACATTATGGAGCATTCCATCTATCAGCGGTGAAAAAGAGGTTAAAGAATTAACGGGAATCATTCTACTCAGCCAAGTTCAGCGGACATATTGGAAAAAGGATTTCGGAAGTGGCGGAGGTACACCTCCGGACTGTTTTGCAGAAGACGCTATTAGAGGTATCGGTGAACCCGGCGGAATTTGCAGTGAGTGTGAGCTGTCAAAATTCGGGTCTTCCGAAAAATCCGAGAAAGCTCAAGCCTGCCAGATGAAGCGGATGCTGTTTATGCTCACTGAAAAAAGCGTTCTTCCAATGGTGGTAAGAATTCCTCCCACTTCCCTAAAAAATTCAAAGAAATATCTGCTCCAGCTTGCTACTGAAATGGACGAAACACCGATACACCACGCAGTTACCACGCTTTATCTTCAAAAGAAACCCAATTCCCAAGGAATTGACTACAGCGAAGTTCAGTTCAAGCTTGAAGGTGTATTAAATGACGTTCAAAAAGATCAAGTGGATAAATATCTGGAACAGATGAGGGAAAGCCTAACAACAGCGGCAACAGACATCGGTTCTGATAAAGTCAATCAAGAAGACAAACCGGATTAAAAACAAAAAACGGGTGCTGATTCGGAATGTCAAGGGGGTGGGAAATAGTTCTCACCCCTTTATCTTTTTCAGGAGAGAATTATGAAACGTCTACAACACAGAAAACCATCCCACAGAATAACTACAGCAGAAACTAAAAAAACACTTCGGGATCATATGTGCGATAAAGGCATCCACCAGCTCGGACCCCGTACAAATATTGTTTCAAAGTGGAATCGCACAGATTTTATCACTGAAACTGCAGAATTCAGAAAAGAACACGCAAAAATATGGAAGCTCGACCACACATTAAACAATCCACACGCAAGTGCAACTCTTATTTTTATCAAACGGCATGAATCCATGAGAAGATGCAAAAACTGCAAAAAATATATAACTGTCCATCATAAAAAAGAATATGAAAAAATCAAAGAAAAAAAACTCAAGAAATCCGCTGAGAGAAGCCCTGTGCAAAAAAGCAAAGATACATCAGTACAGTGAGTGGCTTAGACCAACCGCTCTTATAAGCAAAACATTAGTAGATATGGCAGCGGTTTCAAAAGAAGCGTTTTTTAAAAAAACACCGTGGGAGCCTTTTGCAAATGATGAATATACTTATAATATCAAATGCGTACATAAACAATACAAAATCAAAGTATGCGTACACTGTGGATTCAAGGTAACAGAAATAATAACAGAGGAAGAAAAAAATAAATTGAAATTTCTCAATATTTAGTTAAAAGGAAAAATCATGTATCAGCATCAAATCGTTGAGTCATTAATAACCTTTCAAAAAAATCTATCTAAAATACCAGACGAAGCCCTTAATAAAATGCACGGCGGACAGGAAAGTGCGAAAGAAATAAATCAGTATGCACGGGCATATGAAAACAGCGTCAAAGCCATCCTTAAGTCAGAAGTTTTTTTCTGCGGCAAAGCGGAAGACTTCACTATACCGTTTGAAAAACTCATCAAAGACAATGCCCAGATAAACAGATTCGGCGTCACCAATACCTTTCAGGGAATCTTCGGAGAAAATATTCGCCTTCCATACAAAAACTGTTTTTTCGAATATACAGTCCATGATATTAAAATGAATACAGATGTTAAATACGGAATGCTTGTCAGAGAAGAACATGAACGCCACGACATCCTTGTCTGTTCCCTATTTTTAAATATGAAAAACGAAAAAAGCACATACAACTTAGCTGAATGGGGACTTTCTCCTGTTATCTACATGGCATCCGTTGGAAAACCCATCACAGAAGAACCCTACGCAAAGGGCATTATAAAACAGCACCCTGCTCTTGGCGATTTTCTCATTAAGACAAACTATCCGGCACTTCCGTTTCCCATGCTTTTATTAAAAGGCGACATCGGTAAAAACTTGTTTAAAGAAGCACTTGTAAGAGATAGAAATCACTTCTTTTTATTAAATATGATTTTATTATTGTTAAATTGTAAAAATATTTCTACACAAACAACATACCCATCAGAAAAATTAAATAAGAAAAGGCGGAAAAACAACAAACCCGAACTTTTGACTTATAAAACGCTTTTTATCAATATAATAAGAAAAACCAAACTGGACACGGGAAAAGAACACATAAGAAAAACAACAACAGAATCCCTTACTCGAGCGCACCTGTGCCGAGGGCATTTCAAACATTTCACAAAGGAAAAACCACTAATGGGCAAACACGTTGGCGTATACTGGTGGGATGCCCAGCTTCGAGGTGACAAAACTGCAGGGAAAATTATAAAAGATTACGAATTAAAGACAAAGGAATAAAATAAGAAAGGAGAAATAAAATGACACAACTAATTATTTCAAGAGAACTGCTCAAGTATGATCCGGGTTTTTTAAAGGCAGCACTTGAAGCCGGACTTCAAAAAGAAATCCCTTATTACAGGGCACAGCAAATCGCATGGAAACTGTTCGGAAGAAAATCGTTTCTATGGATGGCGCAAAACGATAAAATCCCCATCTCTCAGGCGGACGTTGATCTGTTAGACAGAATCTATCAGCATCAATAAAACAAATGATTATCCAAGCAGATAATTTTCAAAAAAAGCTGTGCAGTATTGGTATGCACAGACGAGAAATACTCTGGCAGTACAAAGGGATTCGGGGAAATACTCTTAGCACACATCCCGATAAAGCGGTAACCTGCATGTTTACACTCCACTGTAAGTTCTGTAATCTTCAATTATCAGGACCGAAGTACTATAAAACCTTACTGTTCTTTAATAAAAGAGGAAGATGGATGCCTTCTGACCTTTTAAAAATAGAAGAAGAAGCAACTGAATTTTTAGATAAACAATTATGACATCAGCATTTTGGGGATTTAAAAGAAAAAACGAAAAGGAGAATAAAAAGTGAAGCACAATAAATGCGGCGGAAAGTTCGTAAAGATAAACGAAAGCTCTGATAAAAAACAGCGTTCTTTTATCAGATATAAATGCAGCAGGTGCGGATACATCAGGAACAAATATAAAAAATACAGGAGGAAAAATGAACAACAATCCCTTTACTCAAACACTGTACGGCGACAAGCCAGATAACGCATGGATTCTCACATGGGAGTCGGCCTCGAAAAAATCTGCATGGTTTCAAACTCTCGATGAGCTGAATCTTCACCTCAAGAAGAACACCAAAGACATTTACGTGGGAGTCGGATTTTCCCCTGATCCGTCAAAAATCACGTATCTCAATGCCCAAGACAATAAAAAACCCATCATATACCGCAGATGCCCCGCCAACCAGATTATTGGAATTCCAGCCCTTTATGTTGAAATTGACATTTCATCGGATGCGCACAAGATCAAAGAACTTCCCCCAAATCTCGAGTCAGCATTATCTCTCGTCAAGGACTGGGGATTTAATCCCAGCATGATAGTGCATTCAGGAAACGGCATTCACTGCTACTGGGTATTTAAAGAACCGTGGATTTTCGACTCTCCGGACGAACGTCAGGAAGCTGCAAATCTTTCCAAACGGCTGTGTGAAACCATCCGCGGCAAAGCTGCTGATAATAATTGGAAAATGGACAGTGTGTTTGATTTAAGCAGAATCCTGCGCCCCCCAAATACCCAGAATTGCAAATCAGACCCCCCTAAAGACGTCAGGTTGCTCGAAATCACAAAAGACAGGTATAACCCTTCTGACTTTGACGATCTCCTGATACCGGCTGAACTGTGCAGCCCAGCGGTGCTTGAAAATGCAGGTTCAAACGGGAAAGAAGACTCGATTTCCAAGATTCTGAAAAATGTCAAATTCGACTGGGACCACGCACGGCCCCCGGAAGCCAAATTCGAGAAACTGGCTAACATTTTCTCCCCTAAATTCAGGCAGACTTATCTGAACAAGCGGAAGGGTGATCTATCAGACACTTCCCCCAGCGGATATGACATGAGCCTGTGCATCTTCGCAGCTGAAGCCAACTGGACGGATCAGGAAATGATTGATCTTATGATCTCCCATAGAAGAATCAACGGCCACCTCGAGAAAACGGACAAGAAAAATCTCAAAAAATTCGCAACAACCATTGTAAAAGCAAGAGAAAAAGTCCAAAAACAGAAGGAAAAAGACTCTGAACACAGAGAAAAACTAAAAAAAATCAAGGAAGAATTCACAAGCGTTCAAAAATGCGAGCATTTAAGAAAAAACACCTCAAATCTGGTCTTTGACGACATACAAATCCTGAAATTCACCAAGTTCACCGGAGAAAACCCCCATTACATCCTTGAAACCACCCACGGCAACGTCCAGTTCACCGGCATTAAACCCGTTGATACCCCAAATTCATTCAGAATAGCCGTGAAGCAGGTTGTTGACATGGAAATCAGCAGAAACAAGATCAAGCTCAACTGGGAACCGTTCCAGCAGGAACTCATGGCGTGTATGCTCATCAATGACATCGGTGAAGAACAGACAATGGAAGGACGGTATAAATCATGGATCAAGGGATTTCTCACCCCCCTGCCTAAACGGCCCCTCAATGAAGAATTCAACGGAGCCAAGAAAGCCTTTTTTGACGACTTTCATAAGCGCTGGTGGATATGGATCAACTCCCTTTCAACATACATTCTCACCACGCATGGACAAAGTTATGACGAATCCATGATCAGAATGGAGCTTTCAAAACTTAAGGCAACTAATAAGCATTTGGATATAAAAAGAAAAACTCACCACGTAACCACCCGTGAGGGACGAAGAACCACTATTTCCTTATGGCTCGTACCGAAACAGTTTCATCCGGACATCTGAAAAATAAGGCGTTATCCAAAAATGGCAAAAAAAAGTGAAAAAATGGCAAAAAAGGGAAAAAATAAATATAATAAAATCAATAATTTAAAAATTCCAAAAACCGAACAAGCGTTCAGTTTCCAAATGGAAACCGCAAAATCGGTAAATAAATCAATAAAATACGGAGTGGGTTCGCCGGAAACGTACAGCTGGTGCAGGTTTCCAAATGGAAACTGGGTTATCATAAATAATATCGAAGTGTTATGGATGGCAATCCTCGCAAACGCAGGAATAGAGCGGGTTTATGAAACGGGCAAATAAAACATATATATAGGAAAAGTGGATAACTGGATAAGGCAAAAAAAAAATTTTTTTTTTTTTTACTAAAATAGGGCAAAATTGATGGAAAATTAATGAAAAAATGATGAAAAATAAAAAATATAAAAAAATCGAAAAATCGTTATCCAGTTATCCAAAAATAGAAAAATGTACTATAATCAAGGATTTACTTAAAAAAATACATTATCCACTTGTTATCCTACGGTTATCCACGTTATCCTCCAAACACAGTCTTTTTTTGATTCATTAGGAAAGTGGATAACGGGAGGATAACGGCAGGATAACGTAAACGCATAAATTAATTTCCCTGCTATATAGTCATTTTCTTTGGAGTAAAATGGGAATAAGGTCTTAAAAATATTGAAAAAAAGGTTGATAAGAAGGGGTAAAATCGTTATCATTGACAAAAAAACGAAGGATAAGGGATAAAAAATGGGAGAATTAAGGATATTCGGACCGCCGGGAACAGGTAAAACTACCCGCCTGTCCACACATGAAGTGCCAAACGCCGTCAAGAAATACGGAAGCGATAAAGTCGTTGTTGCCAGCTTCACAAAAGCAGCCGCTACCGAAATCATCAATAAACGAAGCCGGATAACTGGAAAAACCATACCCGTCATCGAAGAAAACGTGGGGACACTTCACAGCCTGTGTTACAGGAAACTGTCCAATCCGGATATCGCTGAACTCAAAAAAGCACAATGGAACCAGTATTCCCCTGAATACGCCATGAGCGCAAAAGCTGTCAGCCTCGGATTTGACGGAGCGGATGAAGGCGTCCATGCCAATGGAAGTTTCAATGGAACAAAAGGCGACCAGCTCATGAATGAGTGCAATATCAACAGGGCAAAACTGCTGCCGCAAAGACTGTGGAGTCAGGAACATCTGGCGTTCTTTACCCGATGGAAAAAATGGAAGGAAAAGGAGGGATTAATCGATTTTACCGATCTTATTGAAGACGCAATCGTAACGCAAAGTCAAGCTCCAAACGAATCAGAGGTCATCTTTATTGATGAAGCGCAGGATTTCACTCCGCTTCAGTTAAAACTCGTCCGTCAGTGGGCAAAAAACGCCCAATGGCTGGTACTGTGCGGAGATGACGACCAGACTATTTATAAATTTACAGGTGCGGAGCCGCAGGGATTCCTCAATCCTCCGGTTTCGGAAAAATTCAAACGCTACCTCGATCAGTCATACAGAATGCCGGAAAAAATATACGAAAAATCTCAGCATTTCATCAGCCTTGTCAAGTTCAGGCAACCTAAAGTGTTTAAACCTAAAAATGTAAAGGGAAATATTATTTACATGGACAGGTCGGTCACATGGAAAAATCCAGTGAGCATTGTCAATGAAGCGT